TAACTTAAGGCTCAACACATCTTCGATTATTACTTTTGAAAAAGGTGGATCAGTCAAGGCTACCATCGACAGCAGCGGCAACGTGGGCATCGGCTGTGTGCCTAGTCACAAATTGGAAATTAGAAACGATGTCGCGGCAAGCACAGATTTAGACCCAACAGCAATAAAGCTATACAACAACAGCGATGGCGGTTCAGCTATAGAATTTTCTAATGGTGTAGGGGGTAAATCTAAAATATCGTTTGGCGTTACCTCTACAGGTGCAGGGACAGACGATTCCTATTTGAGTTTTAGTACAGGTGCAAATGCAGGTTTAAGCGAAGTCGCGCGATTCGATGCATCAGGTAATTTTGGCATTGGTACTGACAGCCCAAGCAGTTATCTTGCCGAAGGTGATGATTTAGTTGTCGCAAACTCTGCACACAGCGGGATAACCATTGCGTCTGGAACCAGTCACGAAGGCGGTATTTTCTTTGCAGATGGTACAAGCGGGTCAGATAGGTTCCGTGGCATGGTTCGCTACAGCCATGCCAGTGACTATATGCAATTCTACACTGCCGCTGGAGAACGCATGCGCATCGACAGCAACGGCAAGGTAAGTATTCGGTCAACAGGATACACAACCGACACGGACTTAAACTTATTAGGCGATGGCTTATCTATTAAGAATGATAAGAATGGATCGAACAACAACTGGTCGTTGATTCAAAACACCGCAACATCCAATACAGCAAACCTTGCTTTTACTACAGGCGGGGGAGTTGCATTAACACTAAACCATGACACGAGTGCCACATTCGGCGGCACAGTGGGAGTCGGCGACAGCTTGTTCCTAAACGACGGCTCAACCACACGCGGAAGAATAGAACTCAACTCAAGTGATACTGATGACATTGACATCATCGCAGTGTCGCTGGGCTCAAACCTCAAATTTCACACTGTTGGAACCGAGGTTGGGCGATTTGACGCATCAGGAAATTTGCTTGTGGGTTGCACTTCATTTGGCTCCGTGTCTACCAGAGGTTGCCAGCTTGGGAGCGGTGGCACGGCAGTATTTAATAATCATAGCGACGTTCCTCTTTATTTGAACAGAACCACGTCGGGCGTTACCACAGCTGCAATTATTATTTCGTTTTATCGGAATGATGTTCAGTCTGGCAGCGTGATTGTGTCACAAGGAGGCACGCCTGCATTTGCCGCACCTTCAGATATTCGCCTTAAAAACAACGTAACAGACCATGAATCAGAATTAACCAATCTTATGGCTTTGCGTACTGTTCGATGGGATTGGAAGGACGAAACCAGAGGCTCAGGCGAAGGTTTTGTGGCACAGGAACTTGAACAAACAGCGTGGGCTGATTTGGTATCTGAAGGCGAAGACGGATACAAAATAGTATCGGGTTTAGGCGCTGTTGAAACTAGGCTCATTAAAGCAATCCAAGAACAACAAACTCTAATTGAAACATTACAAGCCGAAGTAGCGGCACTAAAAGGAGCGTAAAAATGACAGCAACATGGAGCATCAGCACCCTAGACCGACAACTGGTCGATGGTGAGCACACAGATGTGGTCACGGTAATACATTACAACGTACAAGACAGCCAAACCGTTGGAGAGGGTGAGGAAGCAAAGACTTACAGCGGTCGCTGCTACGGCACTGTTGGGTTAGCAGCCCCCGGAGATTCGTTTACGCCATACGCCGACATCACTGAAGACACAGCAATCGGCTGGTGTAAGGCGGCACTTGGCGACGACCAAGTAGATTCTTTAGAGGCGAATGTAGCGAACCAGATCGATAAACAGAGGAACCCGACAACAGGCGAAGGAGTGCCTTGGTAATGGAAGAAATGAACAACGAACAGCCAACGATAACTATTGACGACAAAACATACTTGTTATCTGACTTGCATGTTGAGGCTCAGGCAATGGTTGCCAGAATCCAGTCTTTGCGCTCTCAGCAGCAACAGCTGCAAATGCAAATGATTGAAAACGAACGTGCAATAAATGGCTGGGCAGAGGACATCAAAAACTCTATCCAGGTTGTTGATGACGGCGAAGAGGCTGTCCAGTAGTGACGCCATCGCAGAAAGCACTAGCAGAGATCGAGTCGCATCAACGCGAGTGTGCTTTGCGCTTTGATGCTATTGAGCGCCGACTTGAGTCTGGTGCAAAAAAGATGGATCGGCTTGAAACAATGATGTGGTCAATGTACCCGGTTTTTATTGGCACGATCATCGTCACAAAATTTTTAGACTAGGAGGTATCGTGTCTGAAGGATCGATAAAAATCCCGACGTGGGGATTGCCGATTGGGGCAGCAATTTTATCAGGTGCGGCGGTATATGGAGCGTCTGAAGCCCGCGCAGAGGCCACCGCTGCAGAAGTGGCTGAGATAAAAATCAAAGTAGAGGAAGCAGACACTACGGGAAAATTGAATGCGCAAGCTATCGATCAAATTTCTCGCAACCTTGCGGAGATGAGCCAGACAGCACGCGACAGCGACGCAAAATTGCAAACGCTGATCGAGCTAATGATAAAGAACGCTCAGTAATAATTTATGACCCTGAGAAGCCAAAACTTTTCTGTGATCTTCGCGAATACAAGATGCTCGCTCAGATCTACCCGCCTGCAAAGAGGAAGCGGGTAGCTATGGATTGGCTTTCGTTTAATTTCAAACGATGTAGCTATGGCGCCAAGGTGTTCGTGCAAAACAACGGGCCGCTCACGCTTGGGACGGCATGGGATAGCGAGGTTTACCAGCTAACCATTGATTTACAAGCGCCAGAGGAACGCGCAACACAAGCAGTCCGCAAGAAGAAGGTGCTGTGATGGGCGAGACGATGCTTATCTTCATGATGGTTTGCGCTGAGAAAGGAATGATTGAAAAGCCCGTCGCTAACGAGGCATTTCAGACTCTGACCGGATGTTTGGATTACGCGGTCAGTTTGAACTGCCAGAGCGTGTACAAACTGAACGGTGTCTGCGTGCAGGGTCAAAACAGATACTTTGAGTGCCACTGTCGCCCCAGAACGATTATGCGCAGTGAAGCTGGAGCAACCATTCTGTTTCGCGATCCCGAAACGGAGACCGACGAATAATGGCGCTGCTCGGCACACTACTGGGGCCAGTAACAGACCTAGTCGGCGGCGTCCTTAAGAATCGCCAAGAAATAGGAAAAGCGAAGCAGGCCGCAAAGTTGCAGCAAATCAAAAGCGGCGCAGATTGGGAAGCGAAGATGGCGGCCGCAAGCGGGGCCAGTTGGAAAGACGAATTCTGGACTGTGGTCTTAGCAGTCCCGGTATTCATGGTCGGCTATGCGATTGCGATGAATGACACGTCGGTGATCGAACGTGTCGAGTTAGGTTTTGAGGCGCTGAATAGTTTACCTGAGTGGTATCAGTACCTCTTGTTTTTGGCAGTAAGTGCCAGCTTTGGAATCAGAGGCGTAGACAAATTAATGAGTTTACGAAAATGAGTAACAAGTTGATTCAGATGCTTAAACGGCATGAGGGCGTGCGCTCAAAGGTTTATGTGTGCAGTGCCGGTTACGAAACCATTGGCGTGGGCAGAAACATCAGCGCAACCGGCTTGGGCTTAGATCCTGACGAGATCGATTTCCTATTGATGAACGATATAACGCGCGTGCGTCAGGAATTAACCCGCGTGTTCAAATGGTTTGACGGCCTAGATTCTCCACGCAAAGACGCCATGATCGACATCGCCTTTAACCTTGGCCTGACGGTTTTGTGCAAGTTTGAGAAGAGCTTGGCGTACATGGAGTCTGGTGATTACATGCTGGCCGCAGACGAATTCTTGGACAGCAATTGGGCCAAGCAAGTGGGCAACCGCGCCATTGAAGTGACAGACATGATCCGCACAGGAGAGTACCAAGATGCCGCTTCTTAGCTTGGCGATACCCCCTGGCGTTCAAAAGAACGGCACGGCTCTGCAACAAGCTAACGCATGGAGCGATAGCAATCTTGTGCGGTGGTACGAGGGCGCTATGCAGCCAATGGGTGGCTGGCGCGCGCGCACCACCAGCGCGTTGACCGGCGTATGCCGCGCGATGATTGCTTGGTTAGACAACGGCGGCAACCGACGCACCGCTGCAGGTACGCATAGCAATTTGTATTTCATCAACACGGATTCCAGCATCGTAGACATCACACCGACTGGATTTACTGCTGGTAGCGCGGATGCTGTGCAGAATCTTGGCTATGGCGGCCTGACCTGGAACAGTTTTACATGGAATACACCCCGCCCGGATCGTGGCACCTACACCCCTGCTACGACATGGAGCCTAGATACCTTTGGCGAGTTTTTAATTGCCTGCGCCACGTCTGACGGAAAGATTTACCAGTGGGCAAACAACACCGCGTCGGTTGCTGCGCTGCTCAGTAACGCGCCAGTGGACAACACAGCGATAGTAGTAACTCCAGAGCGTTTTGTGTTCGCTCTAGGCGCCGGTGGTGTGGGCAACAAGGTTGCGTTCTCTGATCAGGAGGACACAAACACATGGACGCCTGCGGCCACTAACCAGGCTGGTAGTTTTACCTTGGCGACCAACGGCAATCTGGTGGCGGGGCGCCGGATGCGCGGCGAGACTTTGTTACTCACAGACATTGACGCCCACGTCGCTCGATTCCAAGGCCCGCCGTTCGTTTATGGGTTTAGCCAAGTAGGCACCGGCTGCGGGGTAATCAGCGCTGGCTCTTGCGTTGTCGCAGACCAGGCTGCCTATTGGATGGGCAACAATGGATTCTTTGTGTATGACGGGCGCGTTCAGCCGCTCCGCTCGGCCGTTGGCGATTTTATATTTGAGAATCTAAACCAAAGCCAGCGCAGTAAAGTGGTTGGCGTTCTTAACTCTCAGTTTTCTGAGGTCATTTGGTTCTACCCGTCAGCGGGATCTAACGAGAACGACTCTTACGTCTCGTACAACTACATGGAAGGCCACTGGCAGGTGGGCACTCTGGCGCGCACCGCAGGCTTTGATACAGGCACGTTCGTTTATCCAAATTACGTTACTGCAGACGGAATAATTTTTGAGCATGAGGTTGGGTACAGTTACGACGACGACAGTGTCGTTTTTGCTGAAACTGGCCCGATCCAATTAGGGGCAGGTGATCGGTTGGTGGTCGCACGGTCATTGATCCCAGACGAGAAAACGCTGGGAGATGTGACGGCAACATTTAAGACACGTCTATTCCCTAACTCTTCTGAGTCAAGCTTTGGCCCGTTCACCATGGCTAACCCAACCTCAGTCCGGTTTCAAGGTCGCCAGGTTCAGATGCGGATTACGGGCAACACAGCAAGCAGTTGGCGCGTCGGCACGATGCGTTTGGATGTCGTGGAGGGCAGCAAGCGATGAGATTGCAGAACCCGCCAGAACAGTACAGCGCTAGCTATCAGTCCTCAATAAATCTGGATTTAGAGCAGTCTGATGAACTGAACCACAAAAAAAATCAGGACGTAGAGGTAGGTGCAGCGCGTCTAATTCTGCGCAGCCCAAATGGCACGCGATATAGCGTGACGGTCGATAACAGCGGAACGCTGAGCGCGGCGTCAATATGAGCGAAGCACAGCAGACAGCAGAAGAGGTGATGGCGCCTTACAGGTTCCTAATTGAGTCGGCGCTGGATTTCTCAGGAGACACGCACGACTACGCAGATATCGTTGCGGGCGTGAAAAACATGACGATGTTCTTTTGGCCAGCAGAAAAAAGCTGCTTGGTTACTGAGATTGTTCAATACCCAAAAAAGCGGGCGCTGCATGTATTTCTGGCCGCAGGCGATCTGAGCGAGATCAAGGGCATGGAGCCGTCGCTGCAAGAGTTTGCGAAGAATTTGAAATGCGACGCAATAAGCTTGACAGGGCGCAATGGCTGGAAACGAACACTTAACAATATGGGTTATAAGCCCGCACATATAACAATGGTTAAAGAGCTATGAGCAAATCAGCAAACGGCGAAATCTTGGGCGTAGATCCTGCTGCGTTGGAAGCGGCTATGAGTTTTTCTGCAGGCAGTGATCCGGTCGCGGCTATGACTAACAATGCAGGTGAGGAGTTTGTCAATTCTCCGGCTGACTCAGTAGTCGGAGCGGCCGGGCCTCAAGAAATACCGCCTGTGCCGGCAATGTCCGCAATCGAGCAATTCTACGGCAGTCCTACTCGCATTACTCAGCCCGACGCTGGCTACTACGATGAGTTTCCGCTGCCTGGACAAGAGCCGGCAGCAGACAGCGCGCCACAAGACGCGCCATACGTCCCGCCTGATATGCCCTACGTCCCGCTTGACAACTATTCAACCGCGTCAGCGCCAGCAGGTGCAGATTCTTACGTTGGCCCCGCAGACTTCACTGCATTTCAAGACGAAAGGGATTTCGTCAGAGATATTTTTCTGCCAGACATGAGCCAGTACATAACTGAAGACGATCTGCCGACGTTCCAGCAGTTTGATCCAACGCAGCTGCAAGCTCAGATCAACCAGCTGGCGATGTCGCAACCAATAGACACCAGTGAATTCCTAACAGCAGCCGATTTACCAACATACGACACGTCGCAATTTTTAACTTCTGCAGATTTACCAACGTATGACACGTCGCAATTCTTAACTTCTGCAGATTTACCAACGTATGACACGTCGCAATTTTTAACTTCTGCAGATTTACCAACGTATGACACAAGTCAGTTTTTAACTTTGGCAGATTTACCAACGTACGACACAAGTCAATTTTTAACTTCTGCAGATTTGCCAACATACGACACAAGTCAGTTTTTAACTTTGGCAGACCTTCCAACAAACCAACAATTTGACCCTACTAACCTGCAGAATCAAATCACAGCGTTGCAGTCTGCTCCGCAAATAGATACATCGCAGTTTTTAACGGCAGCCGACTTGGCGAAGATAGATACAAGTCAATTCTTAACGGCTAGCGATTTACCAACTTACGACACGTCTAGCTTCCTAACCGCAGCAGACCTGCCGACCTATCAACCATTTGATTCAAGCGCTATTGAAAAAGAGTTAGCCGATTTAAGGGCGCAAGTCGGGTTGCTTGGCCAAGCGCCTTCTCAAAGTTTCGCGCAAACACAGCCATACGCGCCCATCTTAGATTCCGCGATTCGATAGGAGAACAAAAACATGAGCATGGGAAAAAACAAAAATACTGCAACTCAGTCCTTCGACCCCGAATTAAAGAACCTGTTAACCAGCACGTTTCAAACAGGACAAACACTGTCTCAAACGCCTTACCAAGCGTATGACGCAGCCACCGTTGCCCCCATGTCTCCAGTGCAATTGGAAGGCATGAACATGACAGCCGACACGGCGCGTGCGGGCCTTGGCCAAACTCAGCTGACAGACGCGATGAACGCGGCTAAGGGTGTGGCTAACTTTGCCGGCACAGATGTAAGCGCCAGCACAGTTGGGGCGCCAGGAACAATTAGCGATGTGACGGGCAGCACAATTGACACAGGCATTACGTTCAGTGACATCACGCCGACGACGATAACTGATCCGACAGCAGTAACATCTAACACTTTCGGCATGAACACGATCACCGACCCTACCGATCTGACGGCAAGCACGGTGACAGGCTCTACAGTGTCGGCGAACGATGTAACGGCTGGCAATCTAGGCACCACAGACTTGTCGCCATACCAGAACCAATACACGACAGCCGTTGTTGACGCGGCACTGGGCGACCTAGAGCGTGCGCGGCAGATGACGCAAAACCAAAACGCGGCTTCTGCCGTTTCGGCCGGAGCATTTGGTGGCGACCGGCTTGGAGTTTTAGAATCTGAAACCAACAGAGCGTTCGCGCAGCAAGCTGCAAACACCGCAGCAAATTTGCGTCAGGCTGGGTTCCAGAATGCGCAGCAAATGGCTCAAGCAGATTTGGGTCGATCGATGCAAGCGGGTCTAGCAAATCAGCAAGCCAACTTAGCGGCGGCAACCACTACAGCAGATCAAGCCCTACGCGCAGGTTTGGCCAATCAACAAGCTGGCCTTACCGCTGGATCGCAAAATATATCTGCGGCGTTGGATGCGGCGCGAGCCAACCAAGCAACTCGCCAGGCAATGGAAGCGGCCCAAGGCGCTCAAAGCATTCAAGCACAGCAAGCGACGGCAGCTAATCAACTGGCAGCGAGGCAAGCCAACGCGGCCAATAGCTTGGCAGCTAGTCGAGCAAATCAGCAGGCTGCAATACAAGCGGGTCAAGCAGCGAATCAGGGCAGGCTAGCAGGCCAAGACGCCGCGCTTCGCGCCGCGCTGGCAAATCAGCAGGCAGGTTTAGCGACAAATCAATTAACGGCTCAAATTGGGCAGGGAAACCAAGACGCAGGCCTGCGCGCAGCGCTGGCGAACCAGCAAAACGCACTGGCGGCTGCGCAGCAGCAAATGGCTGGAGCAAACCAGCTGGCGCAACTGGCGGGCATAGACCGCGCTAATCAATTCCAAGACGCAAGTCAGCTGACGAGCGTGGGCGCGCAGCAGCAAGCGATTGCTCAAAGGTTGTTAGACGACAGACTGCGACGCTTCCAAGAGGCTCGCGACTACCCATTGCGAATGTTTGACGTGTTGCGTAGCGGCGCCGGCATCTTGCCTAACCCTCTCACCAGCAGGTCTAGCGGCAGAGGAACAAACATTGGTCTAGGGAGTTAGTTATGTTTCTTAGCTCTATCGGCAAACTGGCGCAGACCGTGGGTGGTGGGTTGATGAACACCGCGCAGGGGTTTGCAGATAAGGTTATGAACCCTGGCGAAACAATCAGCAACACAGTAGGCGACAGCCGGGCGGTGCGGGCGTTCCAAGATCCCGCAAAGTTCTTTGACGATGAAATGCAAGCGATTGCCAAGAAAATGCAAAACGGCCAGCCGCTTACTTCAAACGAAATCGCCAAACTGCAAGCCTTCCAACAGCAAGCCCAGCAAAACTTTCAGAACGCGCGAGCCGCCGTGCAGATCCCGACCGGCGGTTTTATGAACAGCGCACAGCAGAGGTTAATGTAATGGCAGAGAACCCGATAACAGAACAAGAGCCAAATCGATTTGTGCGCGGGGTAACAAACTTCGCGCAAAACGCGATATTGAATCCACTGCAGTATTCGCTGGGCATGAAAATGCGCCCGCGCGACCAGCTGATCGAAATGCAAATCGCTGCAGAGCGCGCTAAGAAAACACAAAACCAGAATGTGCAGGAGTATTTGAATAACCTGACGCCAGAGCAGGCGCAGGCTATCGGCCTCTCGCCAGCGCAACTAAAGTTAGCACAAGCGGCACCATTCCAAGCATACGACGACGTTGTGCAACGCGCCTTTGAGCGCGAAACATTTTCTACAACGCCTCAATATGGCGTTGATAAGCTGGGCAATAGAATGGCCTATCAACTGGGCGACCGTGGCAACCTAAAGATAATCGACTACAACCCTGGAAACGAATACGACACGTTAGACGTTGGCGGCTCTATCCATGTTTATAGAAAAGGCACACGCACACTCGTTGATGTCGTGCCGAAAACAATGACTCCGCAGCAACGGGCGCAGCATGTTATTGAGCAAAAGAAAGCCACTCAAGAAGACAAAGAAAAGATTGCAGCCAGACGCAGGACGCTACGCACCGATTACGGCAAAGCAATCAAGATTCCTTTGGACGCATTGCAAGCATTTAGAAAAGTCGAAGAAAGCGCCAACCTAAACAGTGCCTATGGCGATGTAGCGTTATTGACTAACTTTATGAAAGTCTTAGATCCAGGCTCAATTGTTCGCGAGTCCGAGTTTGAGATGATTGCCAACACTGGCGGCTTGCCTGTAGCGATTGCTAATGCCTTTAGGAAAAGCGCCAACGGCGAGCTTCTCTCACAAGATCAGCGGAAGATGTTGACGCAGGCTGCAATGGCAAACCTGCAACCGTCAATAGACCTAGCTGCGATGCAAACTAGTTTCTATACAGCAGAGGCTGCGCGTCAAGGCGTAGATCCTAAAAACACGTTTGTAAATCCTTTTGCTGATTTAGATGTAGACGAAATGTCTGCTAGGCGTGCTGCTTTGCAAGCGAAATACCCTGGATTGACAATTCCAAAGGATGAATAGATGAAGCAATCAACGCGCGAGCAGCACCTACAAAACATAGAACGCATACGCCAAGAAAATCCAGCCGACGTGGCCGAATACATGGTCGCTGCTGGTATCACTCAGAAAGATTTAATAGCACCCGAAAAATCTGGGTTTGGAACGCAAGCAGCACAAGGCGCTTTACTTGGCGGTTTTGATGAAGGCTTGGCGGCAGTGCGTTCTTTTAGTTTAGATGACCCATTCCCAGGTATCGTGCCAGCCACGCGAGAGGGCATGGATCGTTACAACACAGAAGTTGCGCGTATCCGGCAGGGCATGGCTGATTACGAACAAGAGAACCCTGGCAAGGCAATGGCCGCGCAAATGGCAGGCGCGCTTGCGACATCAATCCCGTTGGCGCTTATTCCTGGTGGGCAAGCTGTAGGCGCAAGTAGGCTAGCTACCACTGGTAGATTAATGGGCCAAGGCGCTGTTGAAGGCGCAGCGGCGGGTTACCTTAGCGATAACGAAGATCGAGCGCGTGGCGCAACCCAAGGCGGGATGATGGGTGCTTTGTTTCCTCTTGGTATTTCTGCGTTGGGCGCTGGCAAAGATGTTGCAGCGCCGGCGTTACTTAACAAGGCGCAAGAAAACATTGCTGGCAATGTATTGCGCAAAATGGCAACCAACCCAGATGCAGCGGTCGCGAGTATGCGTGCAAATAACACCACTCTCGTACCAGGCAGCGTGCCGACCACCGCGCAAGTGGCGCGAGACCCTGGTTTAGCCGCGTTCGATACAACGGTGCGCTCTGTAGATCCCACCAACCGCATGGCTGAGAGGATAATTGAACAGAATCAGGCGCGGACAGATATGCTGACTCGAATGGCCCGCGACACTGATGCCGTGGAAGCGGCAAAAGCACAGCGAGATGCTGTTGCGCTGCCAATGTTACAAGAGGCATTAGATAACGCTACCGGACTAATTGACGCAAACGCTCTTGGCATAGCTATGGAGGCTGTGAAAAACAAGCCTGGCATCCGTAGCCAGAAAACAGTGCGAGATAGCGTTAATTTTTACATAAAAGAATTAGAGCAAATCGTCGGCAGAAACGAGGCCGGGGATTTAAATCCCATTAGCGCAGAAGACCTTTACGGCTTGCGCAAAGAAATAAATCTTGCAATGTCTGGCAAGCTGCAAGGCGAGGAGCAAAACAAACGCCTTGCTAAAGCGCAATTGCAAGAAATCGTGGGCATCATAGACGCGCAGATTGAGTCGGTAGCGCCAGGCTTTAGAGAGTACCTGACCACCTACAAACAGCGCAGCCAGCCAGTTAATCAAATGGAAACCCTGCAAGACATACAGCTGAAAAGCGAAGTAGCAGGGCGCAACCTTGTCTCTGGCGATGGCGTCTTAAGCGCAGCAAAATTAACAAGTCAGCTAAAAGGCCCAGCCGGGCGAGAGAAATTAGCGCGGCTTTCTGAAGCGCAGAGGCGCCGGGTGAACAGAATATTAACTGATCTGCAACGAGCAGGCGCAGCTACAAGCCCAGGCGTTAAAGTACCAGGCAGCGATACGATGAAGAATTTAAGCGTAGCTGCACTCGTTGGCCGCACGTTTGGCGGTGGGGCAGATTCAAAGCTTGGCGACGCGCTGGCTAATCGTCTTGCGTTTCTAAACTTTGGCGAAGACAAAATCCAAGAGTTAATTGTGCAGGCCATGCTCGACCCAGAGCTTGCAGCGAGGCTGATGACGACTGCGTCAGAAGAAACGGTGGACGGATTTATTAACGCCGCTCAGCGTAAATTGCCGTCTCTTTTTGCAGGCACTACAGGGGCTGTTATAGGACTCCAGCAACAGTAGTTGGCAACCATTTGGCAACCATTTGGCAACCATTTACGCCAATCTGGGCCAAGCTGCGCCAAGGCGTGTTTGTAAGTTATTGATTTTATTGGCCTCAATTACGGCTACGCCAAGCTGCGCCAACGGTGTCAGAGTTCGAATCTCTCTACCCCGACCACTTAACTTACTGATTTTTAAGGATTTATTTTAGACCTTAAAAAAGTGGCAACCATTTGGCAACCATGCTACCAGCTTGTATAAGTGGCGCTAGTCAATTGAAGCCCAAATTTCTTCTTGGATTCTTGTCTCGTCTCGGTCGATCCAATCGGCGTAAACCGTGAAAAACATCTGCAGAGAGTGACCTAAAACTTTCGCGCAATAGCCTGGCTTCATCCCTGCCGCCAGCATCCTGCAGGCGCAACCGTGTCGCACGTTGTAAGGCGAGCGCGGCCTAATGCCGGCTTTTGCAACCGCCTCCGAGAAGCGCTTAGAGAACGCCCTGGTGTGGCTGTACCCCTCACCATATTGCGTGACCAAAATGCGGTCGCACCGTAGTTGCCGTACTTTGATATGTTCGGCCAACAGCTGCTTTACCGTTGGGTGCGCTTTCACAACGCGGTCTTCATCAGTTTTCGTTCGACCCTCGGCTCCGTCAGTTACTGATTTATTGACGTGCAGGTAGCCGTCGCGGTAGTCCGACCAATTAAGTGCGGCAACCTCTCCTGGCCGTAGGCCGCAGTACCAACGGATTGCAAAGAACAGTTTGTCGTTGCGATTTAGGAACGGAACAACGACGTTCATTTCATCTTGCGTATAAGGGTCTATTTTTATCTTCGCAGGCTTCAGTGTTTTGCGAGGTGCGGCGCATGGGTTGTCTGTGATCCACTCCTCGGCAATAGCCAGTTCAAACACGGCGCTGCCGGCAGACAGTATGTTTATCGTATGTTTTTCTTTGTTGCCGTTTACTTGGCTCGCGCGAACCACGTCTTGAACATGGCGCTTTTTTATTTGCTGGAGCGAAATATCTCCAACGAATGGCATCCAATAGTTGTTTAGCCTGCCCCTAATTGATTTGTGCGAGCTTGCAGTTGATTTGAGCTTCAAATCATCTAAATACTTTTGAGCCAGTTGTGCGAATGTGGGCGCGGGGGTGTATCCCTGATCTAAATCGATGCCTGTTATGTAGGCGTCAATTCGTCGAGAACGTATGCGCTGCGCTTGGGCTATACCAGTTTTGTTATACGGGATTGGGAGGGTTTCGTACTTGCGACGGCTGCCTTCGTACCAATGGATCTGGCAGTTGCCGCGCTTGTTGATGACGCCGGTTGCTCGCTCGTTTGCCATATCGTTATTGCCTCCAGGTTGTAGACAGTCGTATTGGCTGGGTCAGTGCAATAGTGAACCCCCGGTTGCCAATTGTGCAACCTGCGGTGTTTGATCTGATTCTTCGTGTAGCCGAGGATTTCGGTTAGCTTTGCCTCTGTAATCATTTCTTTCGCCTTGGCTCAGACACGCCTGCTTCAGTGATATTCTGTTCCACAGCAGCGCTACGCGGGCGACGTTCCAATGGATTGACTTCGGACTCAATTAACATCTCCAGAAAGTGCATGGCCTTGCGTAGATCCTCAACGCCGCCCTTGTAGCGCCAACGGCTGACGTATTTGATGACGCAGCCTTCCGCGAATCTAATGCCGTTGCGCATGATGTATTCGGCCGGCTGGATGTCCATGTCCTTGTAGTGATTACCGCCCACCTGGCGGTCTAGCGATTTAGTCATGTGTGTCTCCAAAAATAAGTGCTGCCTGCCAGGCCCGAGGGCAGCGGCTCGGAAGGGACGTTTCGTGCGCCCGGCTCGCTATCAAAACGGAATCTCCTCAATGAAATCCTTACAGGCATTGTCGCGGCTCATAAATTCAAGCGGCGGCGTGGCGCTGTGGAACCAGCACTCACCGTCGGTGCGGTCGTGCCAAGTGCAGTGGAAGCAATCGCGCGGCTTATGCCGGCGAATTTCGTCTTCTGCGTCTGCCTGCTTGCGGGCCTGTTGAAATGCCCATTGCAGGAGCCGCTCTTTGTCTGCGTGCGCGGCAGTCACCCGATCAACTCCGCGCCTTCAAACTCTGCTTTCAGCATGTCTGTAACCTCGTCGCCGATAATGGCCACGTCTTTTACTGCCGCGATCTCTGCAGACGAGTAGCCAGCAGGGCCGTTGGTAAATTCTCGTTGGTTCAACTTGTTTAGATAAACGACGTTGTCGCCGTGCGCGTCTAGCGGCTCGGCAAAGTGATCGAGCATAGGAGGGATAAACGTGTGGCTTGGGCAGGCCTGCTTCTGATCCTCTGGCGACAAGTCACGCTCAGACTTCTCACAAAACCACCTGGCGTTGCCGTCCATGCGCGGAGTGCTGTGAACGCACGTCCGGCAGTTCGCAGCCGGCGCCTTACGACCGTGGCAGATGGGGTGGAAGTCGCAGAATTTGCACTGGTACCAGCTGGCGTCGGTGCTGATCCGCTCGCGGGGGCGGTCGCTGGCTATGATGCGCTCTGCTTTTTTGAGAAGCCGCTCAGCCTCTGGCTGGTCGTATTCGACCCGCTCAAAATAAAGGTCGTCGTTGTTTTTGTTAATGGCTTGGTAAAGGGCGTGATTAATGCCCATGCCGTGCATGTAAATCTGCATCTGCCCGTAGTGCGTTGGCTTGGATTCTTTTACGCCCTTTTTTTCCACGTCCTTGAAAGACTTGTCGTTGTGCGTCTTTTGCTCGCTGACGTGCGGCTCGTCTGGCAGTTCCGGCAGACCTATTAACACGCCGTCGAGACTGCCGCCAAAGTGGCCGCCGACATATTCGATGCGCCACTGCTGGCCAGTGTCGGGATCTACGTCCCAAACCTGGAAGCCCGCAGCCTTCAGCCAATAGTTGAAACGATCCTCCTCCAGCTGCCCGCGATTGAACAGACGCAGCAGGCGTGCGCTGTGCAGCACCATGAGCGCCCATCGAAAGACGTACCACAATTCACGCTCGCACTCTTTCTTTATAATGGACGCCCCCAGATGGAAGCGCCCAGGTGAGCGCGACTGCTCAGCCTCAATCGCCGCGTCAACGGCTTTAAGGGCAGTCTTGCTCGGCTGTGGAATGGCGACCATTTAGTCCCAAGGCTTTTTGTCGGACGCTGTCGCGACAGCCTCGGCCATGCTCCTCGGCGGCTCGGCGTAGGCTGGAGGGCCGGAGGGTGCCGCTGGAGGCGGCGTAGCCGCTCCGGCGGGCGCTGCATAGCCCTTTATCTCGTTGCTGGCCTCGTAACCATTCTGTGGCGGCTTGACCACAACTTTGATGTCAACGTCTTTCCAGTGCAGCTGCTCGCTGTCGGTGCAGCCGTCAAGCCCCATCGACATGCAGATTGCGGCAAGATCGGCCTTTGCAATGTTCTCAGCCTTGGGGTTTTTGTTGACGACATTCAGCCGATCCCAAATTCGTCTGCCAGTGTGTGGGCCTTCTTTAATTTCCCAGGTCAGCACCAGCATCTCGCCGCCGGTTTTTGTCGGCTTCATCTCAGACTCAAAAATCACGGCCCGGTAGGTGCCTTCTGGAATCGGCGAGAAGTCTTTCCCGCCGGAGTCGCCCATCGGCACGTCGGCCACTGCAAAATTAAGCTGCGCCATTTTTCTTTTCCTTTTGTTGAGGGTTGATTGCTTGCATAAAATCGGCCCAATCCAGCGGAATCTCCGCTGGCATCCCGTATCGGTTTTTTGCCAAAAAGGCTGGGGTTTCAATCGTCGCCAGAACGCGCTGGCCTGTTGAGATGCCGCGTGTCCGCGTGTTGCCAAAGCCTAGCTGCTCGGTCTTAGTCGCTACTTTGTGTTTGGCGAACAAGACAGCATCGACAGACTCTTGCACCAGCCCGCTAGCTTTTTGGTGCAACTTGATCTCGTACCTATCAATTTGCTCCATCTCTGGGTCTGAGTGTTTTCGGATTTGGTGATGGGCTATCAATATGATGGCCATGCTCTTTTGGTCGCGCAGACCGTTAAGGGCCGCCATTGCCTCTCGCCAGTAATCGAGCGCCATCACATAACCCTTGCCATATCCCAGCTTCTCTATGTTTTCGACGCTGTTGTCTTCGCATACGCGCTTCCAGATCAGCGGCTCAAGATGATCAAGGCTGTCTACGACGACAGAGTCATAGTGATGCTCGTTGTAGAGCGCAGAAAGGCACTGCATGAACTCTTCAAAGGTGCTGACCACTGGGAAGCTATTGATTTCCAGTGTGCCTGCGCCATCCTCGGTTTGAATGAAGACGGGGTTGGGCGCTTGTGCCGCAAATGTGGTTTTGCCAACACCAGCGGTGCCGTAAACCAATATGCGCGGCGCGCCAATGCCTGTGTTTTTGCTAACGCTGCTTAAATCAAACGCCATCGTTCGCCTCCTTTACCGTGATATTCGGCTTTTGCTCGGTGGTGGTGATAGCGACCGACAACTGTTGCCAGGTATCTGGCTCATTGTTTATAAGATATTTGACGCGCTCGTTGTCGAGCATCTCAACCATTTTGACGGGGTGCAGATCCGGCGGGATCTTGCCCTTGATGCGGCGCCATTCGTCTTGGCTAAGCTTGCGACTGAAGCCGCGCTTGACCGTTATCTTGGTGCCTTTGTCGGTGGTGGTGGTGCGTGCGCCTTCCGTTTTCTGCTCTAGGAAGGGCAGCATGTCGCGCTCGACTTGGATGCGCGCATCGCGCGCAGCAGCCTCGGCGGCTTTGTGTTTTAGCCA